GCAAACGATCTATAGTCAGTCAACTCATCCATAGTTGACACTCGAATATCAGTCACAGGTATTTCAACATGTGCACGAAGCATCTCGTATGGAACTTTCTTCATCTTTTGATCTTTCTTTGTATCACTAGTGCTTTTCAAACCCACCGGTAATCCAGTATTAGGATTTCTTTGTTCCATCGCCTGTTTTCTTATTGTTGCATAATAAACTTTCTCACCCTCTTCTTTACCATATTGTTTTTTCATATTCTTTTTCATATCTGAGTCATCATATTTTTTCTTCAGCATCGTGTCCTTTCTTTTTTGAGATGATGTCATCGTCGCTTCAGACATGCCACCACCACCACCGTTACCACCATTGCCACCGTTACCATTTCCACTACCATTCCCACCACTCCCATTTGACTTAGAGTGTCCGTTACCGTTGCCATTACCATTTTTCTTAGAATCATCATCTTGTGGTTCTTGTCGCAAATAACCGCGAGCACCGATCACATACCCTTTCGGTATCTTTTTACACTTCTTGTCAGTGTAACAATAATATTGTCCTTTTGGGCAAGACTTTGCCATATTATATTGATCGCTATTTTTTATTTATATTTCCTTGCTTGATAATCTTTTGAAGATCTGCAGTGCTACCAATGAATACTGAGTTATTCACAGTCTTTGGACTAGATCCAGTTGGTTTTTCTAAATCAACCATTTTCTTTTGTAAATCAATAAGTTTATCTGTGGTATCTGCCACACTTTTTATCAACTGTCCTGCTACTTCATACGCTCTTGGATGTTGTGAATCTTGACATACATCTAGTATACCATTTATTGCTTCCTGACCTTTCTCTACAAGATTATATAATTGTGCTCTACTATATTCGTAATCTTTTTGAGGATCATCACCTTCATTCTTAACAGGTTTGACTTTGACAGATTTAGTCTCTTTGACTATTTCTGTCTTCACATTCATTGCTTTTTCTAACTCATCAAAGTTTTCCATTATTGGTCAGTGCCCTGACTAGGACTAAAGAATTTAGAATCTTGGAAGAAATCAATATCACTATTGAAACCAAAATCGTCACCGACTTCGATCAATGCATGATCGGCAGCGTTAATAAGATTTATAACATCACCATTACTATGCTTCATTTCAGTAGTTCTATATTGACCTCTAGCAACTATAATTGAAACATTATCTTTCTCTTCAACTCTCATAACTTCAGAGTTTATTTGAATATATTGTCCCACAACTAAACTTGCTCCACTTGTTACGGTCATAAGAGTTTTACCAACTTCTAATGTCGCAGCAAGAGATAGGGTTTGATCTTGGTTGTAATCCTTTGTGGCGGTAGGTGTAACGACATATCTGACTTCTCTTGGTGCCCTGATAGCAGATGAGTAATCGATCTGAACTTTCTTGATAATACCACCTGTCTCGTCTGTAGGAATTTCGTTGTAAAAATATGTTTTTGCTGTAAATTCTAAGTCATATATGATTGCTCTTCTTGTATTGAAATCATCTTCATATTCGTCTTTGAAAGATATATCACTCAATGTAAATGGTATATCTTTTTTCTCATCATGACCCTCTATCATATTAAGAGTGACATTGTATGACGGTTGAAAGAACGGTAATATTTGTTCTAAAATTTGCAAAGCATCATCTTGTAATTTTGTAGCAAAACTAAGTCTGAATCCTATATTGTAAGGCACAGGCATGAAAACTTTTTTGATTTTATTTTTACTACTATTCGGAACTATACAAAATTTTGTTATAGGTGCAATCTTTCTAGAAGGATCATATTGATATGAAACAATTTCAAATGATAATCTTGGTAATGTAATTGCTACATTTTTATTGAAATTTGGTTGCTGTTCTATTCTTGCTAAAAATTTCTGCATAGGTCCATATGCAATAGGAACCTTGATTGTTGATATTACAGCATCTGTTGTATCATTCGTATGCTTTATTGTGATGTCATTAAATAAAGTACCGAAAGCAATTACAGTCTTTCTAATCGTCTCGTTGTAAAAATACTTTCCAAACATTATGCCTCACCAAATGGATTTTTTTCTGTAAAGTCAAGTATAGCATCACCCTCTGATTGGAAGCTAACATTGTCTCCGTATGAATCTAGATTTGTTTCATCATCATTGTAGTTGATGCTATTTAGACGGTAAGCGATAGTCTCTCCTGTGGTTTTTGCTGTGCCAACGATCAATTCACCTATTGAGAATTTACCTGTAAGATCTTTAGCAGTAAGGGTTCCAGTGATGGCGTCCCAAGTTCCAGCATATGCAGTTGTTAAAGATTCACTGCCAGTAAGAATCATCCCATACTTGAATGTTCCCACTCCAACTGTGCCTGCTACACCGACACTTACTGTAGGTGCTACTGTATAACCATATCCTGCATTAGTTGTAATAATTCTATCTACCTTACCATCTACAAGTATTGCAGTTCCAATAGCAGTCACACCACCTGAAGGTGCTGATGTAAATGTAATTGGAGGGGGAAGAATATAATCAGACCCCTTAAATGTAACTGTAACAATACCAACTGCACCTGTTGTTGCAATACCAACTCCTAGAGATACTCCTCCACCTTGACCATCAACAGGAGTAACCGTGATACTTGGAGAAGTTGTGTATCCAAAACCGGGATCTGTGATTCTAAACTCTTGTAATGATCTAGAACCCTGTGAATTTGAAGTAGTGATAGCAACAGCAGTTGCTCTTCTACCAGTACCATTAGGTTTTGATATGAGAACTGTGGGATCTGCTGTAAATCCTGTTCCCTCATTGAATATCTTAATTTTATGGATTCCACCATTTACCAACGATGTGATCGCTGTTGCAGTTGCACCAACACCCGATAATGACATTGTGACATTATATCCTAATGTTGCAAAATCATCATCAATTTCACCAATCCCTGTTTCAATTTTTTCATCACCAAGTTCAAACATCTCACACTCTAACACATAACAATAGTTCTTACCTAAAGCATAAAATGTAGGAGCAGTATGTTTTACATGTTTAATTTCAAATAATATATCTCCAAGTGGAAAGTATACAAGATCTCCTTCTATAGGTCTTACAGGAACACCGATTCCAAGTCCTCCTTCTTTTTGCAAAACAGGAGTAATCAACTCACTAAATCTTGCTTGAGATATAGTAATCTGCATCTCTGCTGTAGATCTGACTCCAAATTTTGTCAGTAAATTATATTGATCTCCGAATCCTTCATAGTTCTCAATATACCCTTCAAGAGGAAATGATTTTTGAAACTTTGATGAAGTGACTTCTCTCATCACAGTTTTTGTATTTACAAAAGTACGTGGCATATAGACGAACTCTACACCATGAATTTTTATATGCTCATCAATGAGAGACTGAGCAAGATCCTGCTCATTTCTCACACCGGTAAGTCTAATATAATTATTGAGTGCCATTATCCAATGAAATCAAGCGTAGGTAATTCGTAATCCATATTCATACGAGACTCCAACTTTTCTAGTTCTGCTGTACCATCTTCCCATATCTGTCTGCCATTTAGTTCCATACCACCCGGCATCTTAACACCTTGGAACTTCATTAGGTTTTGTCCCCACTGTCTTTTCAATAGAGAAGTAAAATATCTTCTAAAGAAAATATCACCGTATACTCTATTACCTACCTCACTAGGGTCTAGTGCTCTATAACATTGTATGATTAGATAATCATCAATTTTCAAACTGCTTTGATCTGTGTCAAGATATATTCTATTACGTCTTCTATTATATCTTATCTGTTTATCTGGATGCAATATAAAATTCAAATCCTCTAAGTATCTTTTAGTCATCGTGTAATTCAATACTTCAGTGCTACTAAAATAATAAATCTCATTCAAAAATAATTGATAGTTTACACTAAACATGTTAGTGCTGATTGCACGACTATCAATCTTCCATATCTTCTCTACACCAATAATATGATCAGGCACAGCAATCCAATTTGAATCTTCTTCAAACTTATGTTGAACAGTGCTTCCAATACCTACAATAGTTTGATCTCTTGATGTAGTTGTAACAATACCCACTCCATTATCGTCATTTCTTCCACCAACTCTCTTAATTAAATCTTCTGTAATTTTATGTTTTAGATATACTTTCTCAACACCATCCAT